AGAATCCCGCATCTCGCCTATCTGGGAAGAGCCTAACGCAAAGCCTACCTGGGAAGACTCCCACATCTCGCCTACACGGGAAGAGCCCCACATCTCGCCTACCTGGGAAGAATCCCGCATCTCGCCTACCTGGGAAGAATCCCGCATCTCGCCTATCTGGGAAGACTCCCGCAGCTTACCTACCTGGGAAGAATCCTGCATCTCGCCTACCTGGGAAGAGCCCCGCAGCTTACCTACCTGGGAAGAATCCCGCATCTCGCCTATCTGGGAAGAGCCTAACGCAAAGCCTACCTGGGAAGAATCCCGCAGCTTACCTACCTGGGAAGAACTCCACATCTCGCCTACCTGGGAAGAATCCTGCATCTCGACTACCTGGGAAGAATCCTGCATCTCGCCTACCTGGGAAAAATCCCGCATCTCGCCTACCTGGGAAGAGCCCCGCAGCTTACCTACCTGGGAAGAATCCCGCATCTCGCCTACCTGGGAAGAATCCCGCAGCTTACCTACCTGGGAAGAATCCCACATCTCGCCTACCTGGGAAGAATCCCGCATCTCGCCTACACGGGAAGACTCCCACATCTCGCCTACCTGGGAAGAATCCTGCATCTCGCATACACGGGAAGACTCCCACATCTCGCCTACCTGGGAAGAATCCCGCAGCTTACCTACCTGGGAAGAGCCCCGCATCTCGCCTATCTGGGAAGAGCCTAACGCAAAGTCTACGTATTCGTTTAATACCAAAATATCAACTTTCGCTTTACCTGCCAAGCCGATTATTCCTTTTGGTAGGCGCTTATACGTACCACTATACAAAATACCTGGTAGATCGGCAATTCCTTTTTTTGCCAGGTATTCAACAACATCTACCCAGTCGGCGGGCAGATCAGTTATTCGCTTTCCCTGCTCCCAAGCAATCAATTTATTTCGCAGGGCCTCATAACTACTTTGCACTTCCCTTGGCACTCTATCCAATCCGGTGTTTAATAATACCGATATATTATCGCTTGTAAAAGGCGGCAATATCTTCACCACCCAATATTGTTGTCTATCATTATTACAAAGCTCGCCGTTGAAAAGATCTACGATTCGCTCATGAGAATTAGTCAGATCATGAACAATTTCACCGTCTTGCTTGATAATTGCCGAGAAAAACCCACTCATAGCTTACCTCCCAATATCAAATGAATTTCGTTAATTGCAGTATGTATGTATTCTACCATACACCATAGACTGTGTCAAGGCAAAAAAGTCATTGAATAGCCCAAACCATTCAATTCATTTATTAAATTTGCACATTCATCGACGGTAGGTACTTTTCCGCCGACTAACCAATACGATGCCGTAATACCGTGTTGTCCGCAATGCGAGTACGATTCGCAATACCTGAGACCTGCCCCAGGTATCCAAGCACGCCCACGGATATCAGTAATGAAATTTAAAAACAAGGCACACACCTCACCGTTGATCTTACGAAATTTCACAGTTACACTGACTACACTATCTAAGGCTGACTGCCCCAGCTTTTCCGCACTCTTGAATTGCTTTACCATTTCAGCCACGGCGTTGCCCAGCGGCGAAGGATTCTCCACAGGCAGCTCCTCGCACAATAAGAGATCATCAACTGCCTTACTGAATTCTTTTTTCGGATTTAACATTGTTTTATCCTCCTAAGGTTTATGATTATAAGTAGCGGTTTTTTCGGTCTTCCTGTCCGTGTCATAACGACACAGCCGCGTTAAATATGCGTTAAATATGCGATGCGCTTCTATTGCGCGTTAAATATGCGATGCGCTTCTATTGCGCGTTAAATATGCGATGCGTATTTAACGCACAGGCAATGCACGTTAAATGTGCGATGCGCTTCTATTGCGCATTGCTTGTGCGCTAAATGTGCATCGCGCTTCTATTGCGCTTCTATTGCGCATTGCTTGTGCACTGGTTTAGCGCATTGTGACATATATTCGTGTATCACACACAATGCACTGCCCATTATCGGAAAAACGCCGCTGCGCCGGGCGCTAAGTCATTGAAATATAAGGGCGGTCCATTTGTGTCCATTATAGCGTCCATTATATTGCTCTGAAACCGTTGGTATCACTCATATTGTCCATTAGTCCATTATATTATTAAAAGCAGGTAATATAATATGATATATATGGTAGTATAGTATATAGTACTATATTACGTGAGGTTATAGGATTTTGGACGTAATGGACGCGAGTGTAAATTTTCCTTTTTCTTTTCAAATAGTTACGCCGCGTCCATTAAGCAAAATAATGGACGCATAATGGACACAGGGTCTAGTACATGGACACAGACCGCAAATAATCGTTAAAAATCAAAGAGTTACAAAATACCTTAATGGACACTTTGTGCGTACGCATCGCAAAAATTCACGTTAAATATGCGTTAAATGTGCGATGCGCTGGAAAATTGCTTTATACGCTGCATAAGCTAGTTCGAGTGTAGCTAGTGCTTCGGATGCGCTATCTATCTCATGCGTATCTGCATTGTAGTAGCGCACTTTGTAGTGCCTTGGCTGATTGGCGAATATCTCGCTTGTGATGAAATAGTTCCCTCGTAACAGCTCCGATTCGATATGCGATTGGAAAAACCCCATTGTGTTGCAATCGAAGAAATGAAACCCTGCGGCTTTGTGGTTGGCTTTTACTTGTGTCATAGTTAACGTATTGCTCACGTATTTTTCATTTCCTTGGCTGAGTTCGGTTATTGATGTGTTTTTTGAATGCATGGAGAACTCCTTAGCAGATTAGCGCCTCGCAGGTCTGCGCCTCGCAGGTCGGCATAACCCAGTTTAGCATCTTTCAATTGCGCATCTTTCAGGTTTGCGCCTAGCAGATTAGCGCCTCGCAGGTCTGCGCGCTCCAGGTCGGCGCATTCCAGGCGAGCACCTTTTAGGTTGGCATCTCTCAGGTCGGCGCCTTTCAGGTTACTCCATAGCAGATTAGCGCCTTTCAGGTTAGCATATTCAAAGTCAGCATTTTCCAGGTTAGCGCATTCCAGGTCAGCGCCTTCAAGGTTAGCGCCTTTCAGGTTTGCGCCTTTCAAGTTAGCAGCCTCCAGGTCAGCGCGCTCCAGGTCGGCGCATTCCAGGCGAGCACCTTTTAGGTTGGCATCTCTCAGGTCGGCGCCTTTCAGGTTAGCGCCTTTCAGGTCGGCGCATTCCAGGCGAGCACCTTTTAGGTTGGCATCTCTCAGGTCGGCGCCTTTCAGGTCGGCGCCTTTCAGGTCGGCGCCTTTCAGGTCGGCGCCTTTCAGGTTAGCGCCTTTCAGGTTAGCGCATTTCAGGTTAACGCCTTTCAGGTTAGCACCTTTTAGGTTAGCACCTTTTAGGTTAGCACCTTTCAAGGTAGCGGCTTCCAGGACCGCATCTTTCAAGGTAGCGGCTTCCAGATCAGCGCGCTCCAGGTCGGCGCATTCCAGGTCAGCATATTCAAAGTCGGCGCCTTTCAGGTCGGCGCCTTTCAGGTCGGCGCCTTTCAGGTTAGCGCCTTTCAGGTTAGCGCCTTTCAGGTTAGCGCCTTTCAGGTTAGCGCCTTTCAGGTTAACGCCTTTCAGGTCAGCATATTCAAAGTCAGCATATTCAAAGTCAGCATATTCAAAGTCAGCATCTTCCAGGATTGATGTGTTTTTTGAATGCATGGAGAACTCCTTATCGGTATATGTGAGAATGTTGTTGTACGAAGCGGCCGCAATGATTACATTTAGCTTTGAAAATTCCTTTCTTTCTTATAAGTTTTATTGATGTCATGCGCTTGTCAGGCCCACATCTACAGGAATAAGTATATACCTTAATGTATGATTCCATTGTGCGACCTCATTTTCTCCTCCAGTTTTCCCGGGAATCTGCCTCGTCAGCGCCGGGAGATTGTCCCCGGTCGGACCGCTCGGAGGCGGTTTCGGCTAGATGCTTTCCTCTTCTTTTGAGCTGCCGACATTTCTATCCTCCTATAGTTGTTTGAAGTTTATGTTTTGATAATTATTTGGTAAGCTTATCACTTCCTTTCTGGTTTTGTTATATTGCATGTATCATGCCAAACTCAAATCCTTTGATACCAAGGGTATTTGGATCAAATAATCGGGAATCGGGGACCGAATCAGGATAATTAACCCTACACATAGTGTACTGCATACGGTGTGTATTGTCAAATATTTTTTACATTTATTTGACTTCTATAAGGTTATGCGGTAGAATTATAGCATTATGAGTGCACCGCCTACTGGAAATCAAATGTCGGATTTGATACAGATCGGAGTGTTTGCCATGCATCAAATGGGTATGACTCCGAACGCTATTGCCACCACTGCGGGTTGTGCTCGTACTACGGTTGTAGGTATCCTCAATAATGCGGAATTAGTACGAAAATACACAAATCACGAGCTGGTAAGTAAGTTAAAAAAGGCGTTCCCAGACCGCATTTTCGCCAAATGCAGCGCAGCTTTGGAGTCAATTGACCTGGATGACGCGTCGATGTCACAAATGCAACGTGCAACGATATTCGGCATCCTGTTTGATAAACATAGGTTGTCGGAGGAGCGCGCTACGCATATCGTAGATTATGGCTCATTATCGCAGGGCGTGATAGATATCGATGCAAAAATCCATGCATTAGAAGAGAAATTGCGGCTAAAGAACGTAACTCCTGCTATACCTGGCGCGTAGTTGCGGCGCCACGGTGTAGCGCCGCTTTCTGGTAGTGTGTGCTGCTGTATTTTGCTATACGTTGCTACATGTTGCAGCGGGGCCGCGGGCCAAACGGTATGTGAGATGTGTTGGTACATAGCGATGTGGCCTTGAAATTTTTTAAAAAATGCATTATTTAATGCGAAAGGAGTTGCATAATGGAACAAGTTGATAATTGGCGCGCTCGGTCCTCAGGTATGCGTTGCGACACTTGCATATCGTTTGTGCCTAAAAAGTCTGACTCGGTAGATGTTCAGGGTAAAGATGTAGGTCGTTGTCGTAGGCACGCACCTACTATGACCGGCTTTCCTGTAGTATTCCCTTCTGATTGGTGCGGTGACCATAAAATCGACGAAACCCGCATTTGAAGGAGATCACCCAATGACACCACGGCAAAAACGCGAGGCACAGTTGAGAAAAGAGTGTGCGGAAATGCGTGATGAAAAACAAATCCCCGCAACTGCGGTGCGCGAAGCCTTTATACTGCTGCGCCAGGCGATTGACACAGATCCTGTGCTGCGTGAGGAACTAACTGCAAGATTGTTCGGGTATCTCAACGGCGCTAATGTTACTGGAGATAGTCAGCGGCGCGAGACATGCCGCCGAGCTGTGGATATTCTTTTTTCTCCTCCGCATGGCCCTGCATAGAGGACGAACATGTGATTATCTAGTAATGCGCAAAAGTTAAAGACCTCTATGATTAAAAACCTTTTTGGTGTATAATACATCGGTAGAGGTGGTAAGATGTCAAGAATCAAAATCAAAAAGGGCCGCGGCTACATAGGCGACCAAAAGATAAAATACCCTGCCGGATTCAGGCTGGTATATTTCTTTGCGGTTGTTGCTGAATTGGCGCTCTACGTCGCAATTGCGGCAGGGCTATACAATATAATATAATTTTCTACATCTAGCGTTAAGGAGTCGTTACATGCCAAGAGATAAGATTTATGGGGACAATCCTTTAGCTGGCACTGATTTTCGTAAAGGGCGTCTACAATTGGAAGATTATCGAAAAAAGCGCGCCGAGGCTATGCGTCGAAAGGCGCAAAGTAAACCGCCTGTCCGCACAGCCCCTAAACCGCCTAAGCACCCAACACCACCTAAACAGCCGCCCGCTAATAGCCAAACACGGCCACGCGCAGTTAAACCGAAGGGCACTATACGTATAAAAAAAGCTGACTCACTGAATTTTAAAGTAGATAAGGCTTATGGAGGATAGCTGATGGGTGATTCTTTAGTATTACTTGGCGCCGCGACGGCAACAGGCGCCGGGCAAAGTAAGACGCTTCCTGTAGACACCAATGATCATGTATTTGACGTATCGGTTGTCGATGCAGATACGTCAATATCTGCACTTAGTGTAGCCATCGAGGTAACCTTAGACGGCCAGGCTATCAACGATGCCAATGCGAAATGGGCACAATTGACGTCTCATACATTCTCTGCTGGTGAATTGACTGCATTGCTGGCTGTGTTTGTTAAATTAGATGTGCCTTGTGTCAGAATTCGCGCGAATATTCTCACTGCAACCGGCATTGGCGCAGGAGATACGGTAACTGTCCGCCATCGGGGGCGATACATGGGGAGACCGTAATGGCAGAGCCGGTTACTATTTACGGGAGTCGGTCACTTGACGGTGACTTGGATGCAAAAGGATATGATATTCTTGACGTAAACGATATCGCTGTTGATACGATATCGAGTGCTGACGGAACTTCAGTACATGTTCTTTTAGGTTCTGATGCCGGAGACGACTTCATAGTTAATACGGATAAATTTGTCGTTGAAGGGGATACAGGTCGTATCGGTATCGGCATACTGACTCCTGGCGTGGATTTGGATTTACTTGGGGTCCATGTCAGTGGTGTCGGCATTGCTCGATTTAAAGGAAGTGCGAACGCAGGGTTTATGACACTTGATACTACGACTGAGGCAAACGGCGAATCTGGTTTTCTTCTTGCTACTGGTGGAGTATTGACCGGGCAAATCGGCGTTGTGGAAACGCAAGGCGCTGTATATATACGCAATCGTCTATTTTCGTCAACTGTAAATTCCATAGTGTGCGATAATGCTGGGGATGTAGATCTTCGGGGTCACGTGAATATAGGGCGTGGCGACGCAGATATCGATTATTCGCTGACATTCGACGGTGAAAATAGCAATGGTATAATCACATGGAAAGAAGATGAAGATTATTTTGAGTTTGCAGACGCTGTGATTTTCGCCGGTGAGGGCTCAGGTTTAGCTTTCGGCGGCATTTCGGTAAAAGATAATGGTGTAGCCACAGCATTCGGTGGCACCGGCATCGCGAATAAGACACAAGTGCTTATTTTTGGTGTAGACGATCCGAGCAACAACACTACACCTGCCCATGGAACTGACGACATTACCATTACAGTTGCAGGTAAGTATTTTGCATGTGTGACTATTTCGGCTACAACGGCGGAGGGCGGTTCGGATGAATACGGATTTAGTTTGTGGAAAAATAACGGGGATACGGAGTTTACTAATGTCCACGCACATAGAGTATTTGGTGGTGGCGCGGGGGATGCAGGTGCTATCGCACTAAGTGGTATTGTGGATTTGGCTGTTAATGACACTATAGAAGTGTGGGCCTGGAATGAAGATGATACCGAATCGATAGTTATTGATGATATCACTCTTTCTTTATTCATGCTCGGAGGAACATGATAGATAGTCAAGAGACAGCAGCCTTAAAAGATAAAAAGGGTATGTTGGAAGAACTCGACTCTTTAAAAAAGAAAAAGGCGTCCCTTTTATATCAAATAGAGGATTATCAGAAAAATAATGGTAGTGAGTTTTTTGAGCCTCTAACATACCAGCAGCAACTTATTGACCTTATGTGGCTAGGTAAAACAAGATTGTTACTGCAAGGTTCGAATCAAATCGGTAAAACTATGGTCGGTGCGGCGTTAGTGGATTCCTGGTGTAGAGGTGTGCAGGCATGGGACAATCGCACCAGTATATTCAATGGTGCGCCGACTAAAGGACGTATTATATGCACTGACTGGCCTCACCATGCAGCGAAGGTAATTGTGCCGAAATTGCAGGAGATTATACCGAAAGGATCGTATACCACTAAAAAAAATAATCATGGGGTCGATTCGGACTGGCTATTCCCTAACGGATCTACGTTTCAACTTATGACTATTAAGCAAGATACTCAAAGTCATGAATCAGATACATTGCATTGGGTATGGTCCGACGAACCGTTGCCTATAGAGAAATATGGAGCCAATTGCCGCGGTCTTGTACGCAATAGCGGCGTGTATTTGTTGACGTTAACAGCGGTAGGCAAGGAATCCTGGATGCTTGACAAAATCGCTATGAATACAGGCAAGAATTACGGGTGTGTAACCCGTGTGCCTATGCGAGCGAACACACATCTTACTGAAGAAGCTATAATTCAGTTTGAAAAGGATCTTCCGGACAGTGAGATTCCTGCCAGGGTATACGGCGAATGGCTGCAATTAACCGGCATGGTTATTAAGCAATTCGATAGCGCTATTCATGTAGTCGAGCCATTTGAGGTCCCTCTTACCTGGCCGGTAGTTCCGTTTATTGATATTCATTTAAATAAACCTCAGGCAATATCTTTTTATGCTTGGGACCCTTACCAGCGAGAATATCAAATTGATGAAATATGGGATAATCTTTCGCCGGAAGAAATTGCCCATGCTATTTTAAAAAAAAGACGCGATAATGGCTGGAATATTGTCGAGTGCGGCATAGATCCTCTTGCGAAAGGAGATTCTGCTTATTTGAAAAATCGGTATGGAGATGTATCCGACACCTTTACTATAATAGCGGATATTTTAAGCCCCCAAGGCATTGAATTATTCGCTGCCAGCAAAGACAAAGATTCTGGTATTCGCAATATTGAAATGCTGTTGAAAGGCATTAATAAGATGCCTTCTTTATATTTCTTTGACGGGCGTACAGAACAATCTTTATGGCAGCTTCAGCGGTGGATATATGACGATGTCGGCATACCGTTGAAAAAAGATGACCATTTTCCTGAAAATTTATATCGCAGTACGTTGTTAGATAGCGGCTCAAAAACACAAAAAGTAATTGCAGTGCCTGGGCACTTGAATCCTGATATTGATTTTGCAGATTTTGTTGACGCAACCATGCCGCGAGGCGGCCAAGGATCTTATATGGGGTAGTATGGCAAGGAATCAAAATAAAGAAGAGTTTTTTGAGCTAATGCGGAAACGATTTCAAGAGGCGGAAACAGCGGAAAATGAGAATCGTATTGCGGCGATGGATGATTTAAGATTCATCCATAACTATGAGAATGCTCAATGGCCTGTTGCAGATCAGGCAAGCCGCCAGGCCGACAGAAGGCCTATGCTGACTCATAACTTATTACGCAAATTTTTGCGCTCGATGCTGGGAGCTATGCAACAGACTAAACCTGGGATTGTTGTTAAACCGGTCGATAGCGAGGATGACCTAATTACTGCGGAGATTTATACCGATTTAATTCGCCAGATAGAAAAAGATATTGAATCGCCTGCTGAACAGGCATATAATAAAGCGTATGAAGGAGCTGTGGGCAATGCTTTTGGTTATATAAGAGTAGTGGCCGGATTCGTTGACGATACGGGATTTGATCAAAAAATACAAATTCGAAGGGTGGAAAATCCTTGGACTGTGCTTATGGACCCTGGGCGCAGTACTTTTTTAGGTACAGACCAAAATTATTGTTTTATCAGCAGCACAATGGATCGCGACGCATTTCATGAAAAATATCCTCGTGCTAGCCCTGGCGACGATTGGCAGACTATGGGGGACACGTTTGAAAAATGGTATGGGGAGGATACTGTACGAATAACTGAGTATTTCTGGGCAGTTCCGGTTACCAAAACTATAGCTATGCTAGAAGACTTGTCAGTGATCGAACTAACAAATGTGATTACTCCCCGCGTGATAGAAGAGTCCGGGCATCGGATCGTACGTACTCGCACAGTACAGACTAAACGATATATGTGGGCAAAAGTATCAGGCCAGGATATATTAGAACCTGTGCGCCCGTGGCCAGGTAAGTATATACCAATTATACCGGTATTCGGCGACGAAGTGAATATTGAAGGAAAGCGGGTTTTATTTTCCTTTTTCCGGGATGCGAAAGATCCGCAACAGATGTATAATTTTTGGCTGAGTGCAGCTACTGAGATAGTTGCACTATCCCCGAAAACACCGTATATAGGCACAGCCCAGCATTTCAAAGGTTTTGAAAGCTTATGGCAAAATTCAAATATTAAAAATTATGCGTACTTACCGTATAATGCAGATAAAAATACAAAAATACCGCCTACCAGACAAAATGTATCTCAGGTGCCTAGCGGACATATCACTATGATGGGTATTGCACAAGCCAATATTATGAATACTCAGGGGCAATACGAGGCATCTTTAGGTGAGCAAGGGAACGAACGGTCTGGAAAAGCGATATATGCTCGGCAAGATGCGTCAGCCAGAGTGACTTTTTCTTATCTAAACAATTTTCACCAATCGTTATTGCTTGTAGGACATATTTTGACAGACCTTATTCCTCACATATACGATACAAATCGTATAGTGCGCCTACGCGGTCCGGAAGATGCTATGAGATTTTTCGAAGTTAACACCCCTTATTTTGACCCAGTTACAGGAACTGCTAAAATAGCTCATGATTTGTCACAAGGAAACTTCGATACCGAATTGGATATTAGCCCGGCACAGACCTCGCGTCGCGAAAGAGCTGTTAGAGATATGATCGAGATGGTTCAATATATACCCGATGCCGGGCCGCTAATCGCCGATCTAATTGTAAAAAATATGGATTTCCCAGGCGCACAGGAAATTGCGGATCGCCTGAAATCGGCTTCTCAACAACCACAACCGCCTCAATAAGGATGGGAAAATGCCAGATAAAGTAATGGTCGAAGATAGCCAAGCTGGGGAAGCGACCGCCCTGGAAACGCTCATGCAGACAGGATTAGAGGTCGAAACTGACGATACTCCAAGAGACTCGTCAGAACCTGAGGAAGCGACCGCCTCCGAAGAAGAAAATGCAGTAGCAACCCCCTCAGATAGTAGCGCTGACGCTGACGCTGACGCTGATGCTGACGCTGACGCTTTGCCAGCGACTGAGGACGGTAGTGCTGAGAGTGATGCCAGTATTAACGAAAAGACTACTGTCGGAGATGACAGCACATCAAAGAGCAAAGAAAAACCTGCACAGAAAAAGCATAAAACAGGGTCTGCGCGATTCCATGAGGTAACCGCTCAACGATATAAGGCAGAAGCTCGGGCTGACGCAGCCGAAGAAAAGTACCAAACAGCATTGGCAGAGCTAAATCAGTTGAAAAACCCTAAATCATCCGCAGGAAAGCAGTCTAAACCCAATAAACTGCCTATGATGCCGACAAAAGAGTCTGTGGAGTTTGACGACGAACGTTATGCAGCAGTGGTGAACCAGTACCAGCAGGATATGGAAGCATACAGGGATTATCGTCAGGAAGAACGTGTTCTAACCCGTGAAGCGGTGCAAGCGAAGCGTGCGGCGGATATCGCATACAACGAGGCATCTGAAGCGATAGAGAACGTTTTTTACGACCTTCAAGATGCGTATAAAGATGCTAAAGGACCTGATGGCAAGTTATTACGTCCTGACTATGCGCAAGTTTGCTTCTCAAATCTTACGGTGCAGCCTGCGGTAGAGCAAGCTATTAAGGAAAGTGAACATGGTCCTGAATTACTGTATCATATAGGAAAGAACCCTGATTTAGCAGCTAAGCTCTTATCCATGAGCCCTTCTCGCGCAGTAATGGTTTTAGGATCGATTGATGTTGCAGGAAAGATGTCTGCTGCGTATCAAAGAAAGGGATTGTCCAATGCGCCTAAGCCTATAGACCCTCTTGGAAATGCAGGACGATCCGGAGTTTATTCTAACGTTGAAACTATGCCCATGGCTGATTTTATGCGACAACAAGAAAAAGACTACTATGGGTAAGCGAACTAGTAAGAAAGGTTGAATTATGCCAAATTCATTATTGACCCCTACAATCATAGCGCGTTATGCGTTATTTCATTTAACTAACAACCTTGTAATGGCCCGGCTTGTATATCGAGACTATGAGCAGGAATTTAAGAAAATCGGTGGTAGTCTGACTATTCGCCAGCCGGTAAAGTTTTCTGTTTCCGATGGAGCCACTCGTACAAATCAGGATGTTACCGAGAATAGCGACACGTTTACTGTAGCTACTCGACGGCATGTATCTTGGCTATTTTCTACGGAAGACCTGACTATGACAATAGAGCGTTATACGCAGAGGTACATCAGACCGGCTATGATAGCTTTGGCTAATGATGTGGACTCGGAATTATTGGGTCTGTATAAGGACGTGTACAATGTCCGGGGAACGCCGGGAACAACGCCAGCGTCTTTCCTTGCTTTAGCCAATTGTGGTGAACGCCTGGAGGAAGAAGCCTGTCCGCAAGATAGGCGAAATGGCGTGCTGAATCCCGCAGCGAATTGGGCTATGGCTGATGCATTAAAGGGCACATTTTACAAAACTCTTGCACATGATACTGTGCGCAAAGGGTTTTTAGGACGTGTTGCTAATATTGGCCTTAACATGGACCAAAACGTTAACAGGCACACTACCGGAACGTTTACTACAGGGAGTACACCGTTGGTCAATGGCGCTTCTCAAACAGGCGCTAGTTTGATAACTAATGGCTGGGCCGCTGCCACAGCTGTCATCAAACAAGGAGACGTATTCACGATTGCAGGTGTAAATGCGGTTAACCCTGTTACTGGTGACGATCTAGGTTATTTACGCCAATTCGTAGCCACTGCGGATGGCTCCAGTGATGGCTCAGGAAATCTGACCATCTCGGTTTCGCCAAGCATTACCGCCACAACCGCCTATAAAACGGTTACTGCCAGTCCAGGCGACAACGCTGTGATCACCATGGTAGGCACCGAAGCTACTGCGTATCCGCAGAACTTAGTGTTTCATCCGGAAGCTTTTGGATTGGTGATGGCTCCATTAGCTTTGCCGAAAGGAGCTGTGTTCAAAGCTCGCGCCACTTATCAGGGTATATCTGTTCGAATCATCAATTATTACGATGGTACGAACGATAATGATGTTATACGGTGTGATATTCTTTTTGGTACGAAAACACTGAGGCCGGAACTCGCTTGTAGACTTGTTGGATAGACAAATACAAGCAAAGTAAGGTATAATAACTACATACAAATCCCGGAGGGGTGTCAGACCTCTCCGGGATTAAGGAGTCCGCGATGGGATCAATATTTAATATGCGTGTCGAGAATGGCTTAGACGCTACCGATACTGAGCTGAATTTATTGGCATCAGTGACCGCAGGACAAATGGCTGTTGGCAAGGCTGTTGTGATGGGGTCAACAAATGGCCTGGTAGCTTCTCGCAGTGCAGGAGCATACGGCTATGGGTTTGACATCGATGGGGACGCAGTTTTCGCAGATGCCGGGGCTGCAAGAAAATCCTATGTGATGCAAGTTTCTGCTTGGAGAGATTCAGCCTATGCAGTAACGGGGGACAGCAATGATGCTATTTTAAAATTAACCGGGAATAATGAAGCTGCTAACGACGCTAATTTTATACTCCGTGGAGTAAACGCCTCAGTCAATAACCGAGATGGGGGCACTCTGGGCAGGATCGAGCATTCCTTTGGTACTCAGAATAAATCCGGGGGGACTTCACCCATTATTATGGGCATAACAGTCACTGCCGAAAATTATGGTACCTGTGCAGACCTGTTCGGAGGCATCGATGTTCTTTTGAAAAATGAGGGTGCTGTAGCGACTACTGAATTCGGTGTGCGCATCAGGAATGAGAATAATTCGGTCGCCGATGCTGTGGGGGCTGGACTTCTTTTTTCGGATACCGGCGCGAATACAGGCTTCGATTATTTGATCGACGGCAACGGCTCTTCGGTGGTTGTCGCCGACATTCGGCTACAAAACGCCATGGTCATCAATAATGATGAAGCTGATCGCATCCTGTTTGGTGCGCTCATTGGTGTGTGTAACGACAACTCTCCTGCGAGCAATGCGCCATCAGGTGGTGTTGTTTTATACTTCGATGGTACGAATCTGATGGCCGTCAATGATGCGGGCAATACCGCACAAATCAACAGCGGAGCGTTCTCATAAGAGTCGCGCTGCAAAAGGGAGGTGCACATGGTACTTGATAACGAGATTGATAAAAAGCGATTGATGCACATAATCGCTAGTTTTCAGTTTGCGGGCCCTTACAAAGATGTTGGTCCAGCAGTTAAGCAATTAGATGCTTTGACGCTAAAAGTGGAGCAGGCACAAATAAAGCAAGAACATCCGGTTGCACCACTTAAACATGCACTTCGGGAGGTCAAATAACAGTGAATACCGCTTTAATTAAACAAACCGCTACACCGCCGCCTCCACCTCCAATACATGTGCGACACCCTGTGCATGGGCATAAAGTGGCCCCTGCGGATCAGCTAGCCGTTCTTATATCTGAGGGATGGGTTAGGCTGGTAGATCCTACATGGCTTTACCATCCTGCGAGAGGTGCTGAGATATTTGACGCTTGTGAGGAGGAAAGCTTGTCAGCCGACGGCTGGGTCGATACTCCGGCGAAATGCGAGTCTCACGGTAGAGGAGCTATTTCGGTAACAGGCAGCTCGCAAGTAGGCATTGTGCCCGAAATTGATCCGGCAAAGTTGCTGCAAGCGAATACGGCAGCTCTTGAATTGTTAAAAAATGAAGGCTTGAGCAGAGCAGCTTTGATGCGTAGATTAGGCTTAAACGATAAAAATACCACTGAGCGTAATCAATTCAAGCCTATATATGAGGCGGTATTTGAGTTTTACCAAGGGCAGATTTGGCGCCAGGGTATGAGTTACTTTTTTACCCGAGAGATCGCTGCATCTGCCAAAGATCAAGCAGCCACCCAGGCTCAAGCGCAGACTACCGCAATACAGCAACCTTCATGTATCCGTAAAGACTTCCCTTCGGAAGAGATCGAAATGGTTGAAGGCGAAGGTGAGTGTGATGGCAAGATCTGACAATGGCTGCGTCTAATACAGCACAATTGCTTATCCAGGGCGCTATAAGGTTACTTAAAGGTCGCCGATACCGTGTCGGGAATCAAGATTACGGGATCGGTTTGACTGCGCTTAATGATCTTATAGCGTCGTGGAGCCTGGCGAAGATAATGGTGCCTTATGCTATATCTGAAAATTTCCCTACAGTTATAGGCCAAGTTGCGTATACTATTGGACCGAGCGGGGATATCAATACTGTAAGGCCTACTAAATTATTGCCGGGGACATATATACGGGATGCGAGTGATATCGATCATCCCGTAGATAAGATAAGCCGAGAAAGATACAATTCAATTAATACAAAAACAAGCACTGGTCGTCCGAATCGAATTTATTATGATCCTGTGTTTCCAATAGGAACCTTCTATTTCAATAAAGAGCCTATAGCGGTTGAAACAGTGTATATTGATTCTTTAAAGCCGATAACTGAAATATCGGATATGACTGCGTCACTGGCGCTGCCATCGGCATATCGGTTAGCGTTGAAGTTTAATTTGGCTATTATGCTCGCTCCCGATTACAATGATATAAAAATACCTCAGATAGTTGCTGAAGCTGCCGATAGCAGCAAAAGAGCGCTAGGGTCTGCGAATTCGTCAGAACTACCCGAATCGCGTATGGACCCTGCGCTGCTGGATACTACAGGCGTACTTACAGAAGCTTCTTTTGAGGCAGGTAAATGAGATTAGCTGAACTTATAACAGAAATAGGTTACGACCTCGATAGAACGTCAATTGACGATCGAATAAAATTCTGGATACAACAAGCGATAGATATGGTGTATGCTGCGCTACCTAAAAAAGAACGCCAAAGGTCAGCAACTATTACAGTCGTTACAGGGGTGCAGGAAGTTAACACACCTTCCGATTTTGGCGATTTTGACACTATCTACAATAGCGCAAAAGAGCCTTTAGCTTACTTGACACCGCGGGAATTCTTTGCTCCAGATAAAAATCTTGCATCCGGAACGCCTATAGAATTTACTTATTGGAATAATCAAATACTATTTTCACCTGTTCCAGATGCTAGTACGGCGCACACCATCAATTATTTTTTGGAAAAACCAAACGTGTATGTACATAGTTTAACGATGAAGCATTACGTGTCAATGTCTGCACATGTTCAAGTTTATGTCGATGAAGACGGGTTTGCTGAAGGCGAAGGTAAGTTACTGTTCGTGTCCCCAACAACTACAGATGCAAAAATACAAGTGCAAACAGCAGACAGCCACAGACATGAAGTGATTGTCTACCATGACGTTGACGCCGCGACGAAGGGCACCCCATGGTACTTTGCCGAGAAGGCAACAAACGCCTATGAGCGAAATTTTTTTCTGTCCCCGACTCTTTCAGATACGGTTATTCGAACGGCAAATACTCGCCGACACCATCATTTCCTTAATTTTATACATAATCCAGACCCAACAAGTCACCCGGACGGCAATAATGCAGCGGTATATGTAGACGAAGATGGGCTAGACAGGAGCCTTCGATTTGGTTACATTTCTCCGACAACTACAGCTACCACGGATAATGAACTCATTCATGATGCAGATAACGTCATTCCCGGATTAATTGAACTATACCATTCGGCAGTATTCGAATTCGCCATGGCTAAAGGACATCGGTTTGATAAGAGACATGACCGCGCGGCAGCTCATGAAACAGCTGCGGGAGTGATTATGGCGTTCATATTGGGAAATCCTGCAAACGCAGTCTCAACCGTGAGTAACCAGACTGATGACTGAAGACTTTTATGCTTCTTTTGATAGCAGTCTCAATGCGGATATACCGGCAGCGTTGCCTCCGGATACGATAACTCGTATGGGTGTTGATAATACATCCTATATAGTCGGCGGTGGGAGTTTAACATGTACACATGCCACTCAGGCCGGTTCTTTGATATGGGATGGTTCTTTTTCATCGGTGCATCGCAATGTAGGCCAAATAGTTTTTTGGCATCGAGCGCCCCAGACAGGCGGTAATGCTCGCGTCGATTATAGTAAGCCTGTAGCCGACGCTAGAATTGAGGTGCGCAGGCTCATCAATAGTCCTGCGGGGAATAACTCGTATAATCTCACTATGAATAATGCGATAGGAGGCCCTGTTATTAGTATGACAGGCGTGCTCGCATCGTTAAGTAGCAACTGGCAGCGTATCAGACTGCTATGGCGGTGGAATGACCCAAGCGGATATACAGCGCTGTACCAGGATGATGAATTAGTTATTTATAGTACAGCAGGCAACACTCAAACACGGGCTTTAGGTGTCTTCAATACCAGGATCATACTCGGACTATCTCCGAATGGGAATATGGATGAATTCTATGTGTGGGACTCCCTAGCTCCTCGGAAACTAACTTTAGGTGCACCACTAGGACTCCCTAATGCACTGGGACGCTAATGCAAGGACCATTTTACTTATCAGACCCAGTGGCAGAGAGTCGCGAGTTTGCCTTTTTCCTGGTAGACATCAATGATTTAGCAACACCCGAAACCGTGGAAGCTGGCGGCCAACCTCAGATACGGAAGCCCGGTGAAACTTCCTGGACAAATACTAACAATACTTTGGTGCATATAGGCGAAGGTCATTACATAGTCACACTTGACGTAGACGAAATTAATGTAGTAGGCTTATTCGGTATTCGGTATAAATCTGCGAATACAGCAGAGTTTCAAGATATTGGCATAGTGACTGCAACAAATAGTGAACTGTTAAATTCTATGGAGACAACGATCCGAGACGTACAAGCTCGATTGCGCACTGTGGAAGCAATAGTACAGGAGCTTGCTAAAGAAGTCGAAAAAACCGTTTTTGAGAGCCCCCTATAATGGCCGAACCTGCTCAACGATTGAACTTTCTTGGCGGCATGAATCGCCAACCCTTACAAGGTGAGGGACAAGTGAAGCTACTTACCAACGCACGACCTCTCGTTTCAGGTGGGTTGCAAGTAAGATACGGCCAAAGTTTATATGCGTCGGTAGGCAGTGACCCAACTATAGGTAATATCCGGTATCTTTTCGCTTACCGAACTGCGGCACTAGGTACGCGCCTATACAGTATTCGGCACACGCCGACAAGTAATAAATTCTTTGACAATACTACCGAGATCACAGGCCCGACACTCGTGAGTTCGGGATACATAGATATGGTCGAGGGACGCGGAACTATATTTTTAACTAATGCAGAAACTCATAATATACAATACCATGTTCCGGGAACATCTGTGCGGGCGGAAATAACAAATTCCTTCGCGGGCGAGGAGCTACCTTTGTGTAAATTCATCCAGGTGTACAGGAATCGGTTGTATGCCTGGACCAGCAAGGGTCTCCGATATACCAACGCAGGCATATATACAACATTGCCTGCACTGCATTTCGCAGATCTTAATCTAGTAAAAGTCCGCGCTGAAACTGTTGAGCCGTTTGGTCTTGGTGTAGGCGAAGATCTTTTAGTAATGTTTACTTTAGATAGCTATAATATTATGATGGGCGTCCCAGGTAACGAAGGCGCTCGCGGATCATATACGTTGAAAGAGTATTCCGGAATTGGCTGCGGAGCGCCGGATACAATATCGTCGAAAGGGAATATGATTATATGGATCGATACTGAACGCAGAGTTCGCATGCTAAAAGGTCCGGTTATACATGACTTAGACCCAAATGATTCTGTGGCTGAGTTCTTGCATGCCGCAGATAATTTGGAAACTGCGACAGCCCGGATTCTTGGGCGCGAAATATGGGTCTCACTACCCAAAAGCGGTTCGGCTGTTGACCGGAGAATACTGGTATATGACCTATTTTTTGAAAAATGGGTTGCAGAATTTACCGGCATTGAAGGATATGCAATAGCTTATTTACCGGAGATCAACGCTGTATATGTTGGCGCCCATACGGGAGGCTACATATGGCGACAAGCTAATGGGAATTATAAACCACTCACTGATTCAGGTGCTTTGATACCATTCGAATGGATAGATGGTCAGCTGGTTTTTGGCACTTTGTGGCATAAGAAAATATTCGAAAAGATCTTGGTCGCGTACAATCTGAGCGCCAGCGAAACGTTGAACTTCTCATATGCGACCAACGGAATAGACAGTTATACCAGTTTTGAATTGAATGGCACAGTAACACAGCCAGCTAGTAATTGGGGTTCTGATAATTGGGGCGCCGCTACATGGGGAGGCAATCCTGGGATGGAATCCACAGTGTTGAGGCCGAAAACGCAAGAAAAAGTGCGAGCGTATTCAATGAGATTGAAAGTATCGGGGGATCTAAGTGGGGGCACTGTGATTTACGGTGCGAAAGCCTACGCTGAAGAATTGGACCGTGACGGCGAATCTGATATAATATAAGTGGAGAAAAAATATGGCTGCATTAGATAGCGGTAGCTCAGATTATAATAACGACACTCTGGATACGGCAGGTACCGCTGAGTCTGCGTCTACGCTTACCGACTGGGCGCGGGCAAACGGTATGACCGATGCCATTTTGAAGATACAAGCCAAGCTAGGTGTTGCCTTAGATGGCAACAAAGCTGATTTAGCCACACGTCTTTTGGTAGCGATGGATGCCGATGGGCTGCTTAAGCTATCTGATGTGATCCAGATGCAGTATGCGACAGATAACGCGGTAAGCGCCGCGCTTACCACTAATATACCCTTCGACGATTCTATCCCCCAAATTACTGAGGGTAGCGAAGTTTTAACCCAAGCTTTCACACCGAAAGCGGCGACTTCAATTTTAGAAGTCGCCGCCGAATTACATCTAAGCGCCGCCGCAGCGGAACACTTAATAGCGGCGCTGTTCGTCGATACCACTGCGGATGCCTTGGCTGCCGTCGCTGAATATGTTGGCGCAGCGGATAGTGTAGTGGTTGTGAAATTAAGATATTTAGTGGTGTCCGGATCGACAAGTGCAAGGACTTACAGAATACGAGTAGGTACGGCATCTCAGAATGTAGTATTGAATGGAATTGTTACCGGCCCTGCGCGGCGGTTTGGTGGTGTGCTTATATCGAGTTTAAGAATAACCGAATGGCAAGTATAGGGGACACTTAATGGCGCGAAGAAAGCACCGCAATGTAATGAGGGAAACAACGGCCATGGAGCAAATTGGCGGTCAGAAGGGTATATATCGATTCCGACCGGAGTATGCGTATATGACAGGTGGTTTTGTACGGGATGCGCAGGGAAATAAAACTCAGAAAACTAAACGTGTTGTACCTGGATCGGCGTTTAAGAGAAAAAGGCGTACCTAAAGGAGCTTACTATGGCCGGAGGCATTAGAGTCGGTTTTTCGTGGCAGGACCCATACGGCGGCGGCGGCGGCGGCGGCGGCGGCGGCGGCGGCGGCGGCGGCGGCGGCGGCGGCGGCGGCGGCGGCGGCGGCGGAGAAGGACCTGCTATGGTCGGCGGAGGTTCAGCAACAAGACAACTGGACGCTGCTGAAGCGCGACGCCAACGGGAACACGAGGCTCGATTAGCTTTAGAGGCTGATAGACGGCGTGCGGAAGCTGCGGCAGATGCTCGCACAGGAGCGGCGGAGGAGTCAGCCCGTGTGCGAGGATTTACAGCAGGTGAATCGGCACTGGAAAGAACATTTATAGCAGGAGAGTCCGCCCAAGCTCGTGAAGCTCGCCTACGTGAAGCTGAGGCGCAACGCACATTTTTAGAAGGTCAAGGGGGCCTCACCCGCGCACAGGAGCTTTTGCTTGCTCGCGAAGGGAGAGAAGGCGCCGCGTCAGAGTCTGCGTTCCAAAGAGGTCATGAGTCTGAGCAAGCCCGTTTGGTGAGAGAAGGCGCCGCGTCAGAGGCTGCGTTCCAAAGAGGTCATGAAAGCTCTTTGGCCGCAGGAGCACAGGAGCATGAGCTTTTAAAAGGTCAAAGAGCGTTCGAACGCAGGAGAACTTTTGCTGAAGACATCATATCGCAAATGGGTTTAGAAGGCCCTGGTGAGCCCGGTACGCAACCAGCTGGCAGCGGAACTTCTGAAGCGGAAAATATTATGATACGCGCGCAAAGAGACGCGCGAGATGAAGACATTAACCTATTAAAGGATGCATTATCCGAAGCTGGGATATTGTCCTCTGGCCAATTAACTGCCGGAGTGGGTAAAATCCTCGGCGCTGCGCGGGCAGGCATCGCTAGTACTTTAGGCACTTTTGCAGAAAATCGGCTAACCCGGAGGCATCAAGAATTGATCGCAAAAAGGCAAGACCTGGTTGATTTAGTTAGGTCGGTGTTGGCAACATAAGGGGAAAACCATGCCGTTTGAGAGACCGAAAAAAGATTTCTTTGAACGAGAACGCGAATTGTACAAGTCGATACCGTTTGGTGAAGGCTTGGATGAAAACCAGATTATGTCCACAATTCGTCGTCAGGATGAAGAACAGGCAGCCGCTGAACAACAACAACAACAACAACAGCCAATGGGGGGCCCTTCGGATGCTGAAGACATCCTGGAATTTATGACTCGTAATGAAGATAAGGTAGCCCAGCTGGAGCGGGAATCCAATATGGAGCCAGGGAGTATTCGAAAACAATTTGAAGAGCTGGATAGAGCTGCTAAAATAGAGGCTGACGAACAGGAAGCGGTGGATTTCGAAAATGCATCCAATGTTAACATATCTCCGGAAGTAGCTGCCCAATATGCAAAAGCAGCTGGGTTTGATATACCTGCGTCCCATATACCTGAAGCGCGTCAAGTGATGTCACGAATGACTAAAACACGCCGGGATACGAAGTTAGACGCCGATACGAAAGAAGTATCCCTTAACCAAGACAAGAACTTGCTGAATCAAATCGTATTGCGGTCTACAACTCAGAATGGTAGGCGCGGCGTAGCTGTTACTGGTGAAACCTCTGGTGGTCGAAGAGCGGAGGAGCTGCGCGGATTCGAAAGCGAGCCTCTTGCCCGAAAACCGACCGGGGAAGAGACAGCGATAGGAGAGGAGTCAATAATTGACCCCCAAGGTCGTGAAGTGACACGACAAGCTCTGTCGCCGCCAGGCAGATTCTTTCCTGAACCGAAAGACACGCCTCAACGTGATATAGAACAATTCCTTAATACGTTGGAAGACGAAACCACTTTACTCGGCGGTGCTGCGGGACAACGCGATGTAGAGGCACAACGTCAGCGTAACGCAATACGTATTGCTGGATTTAAAAACCAAATGGATCAACGGACTGTTCTGAAACCTGGAGAAGAGATTTTTGAAACGGGACCGGGCGAGGCTAAGCGGCTTGGAGGCGTGGCCTCGTTACCTCCAAGAGGTGTGGGAGGTGTAGGACGGGCTCAGGGCGACGAACTTAGTGAACTGACAGCTGGTGCGAAAACACAAATACAAAAAGAAATCCGTGAGTCACGGGGGCGATTTCAGGAGTTCGCGAACTTAGCAAAAGATCCCCGATTCAAACCGGAAAATAATTTGACGTATTATCGAGCTGGCCTAGCTAAGTTCGGATCTTTTTTAGATGAAATATCGCCGAGTATATCAGGCGCATTTAATTTGCAAGATAACATTACGGATTTTAATGAATTCAAAGCGCTCACAGAAAACATGTTTACTTCCTGGCGTCGCGCCGTAACCGGCGTCGCATTTCGACCGGAAGAGGAAAAAGCTCTGCGGAAAGCATTCCCTTCAACGCAAGACGGCCCCACAGCGTACAAAGCCAAATTGAACGCTGTGCAGCAATTAAACCGGCGCATTGTAGCGAGACTGCAAACGTACCGGCCTGGAGATAAGATCGATGTATTGAGCGAGTTAGCCCGGGCGCAATCTGAGCGTAAAATCCCTGACGATGTCGCTGCACAGATATTCAAATCGGTAGGGGGCAATAAAGCGATGGCTCGGCAACGGGCCTTAGATATGGGTTATACCCTGTAATGGCTGATATCTTCGATCAATTAGAGCAGCAGCAAAGCGGCGGTAGGCAGCTGCCCGGCACAGTCGCAACCAGTGGGGATATCTTCGATCAATTAGAACAGCAGCAAACAGCTCCTCCAGGAGAGCCCTCGATACCTCTAACTGAAGTAGTATCAGGGGCGCTGCGAAATTTCCCAGAAAGTACCTCCCAGTTTGCAAAGGTCGTAGCCGAACCGTTTACAAGTGTTGAAGGATTTGTCAATACTGCTAAAAGTATCGGAACCCTCGCCCAAGGACTTGTACAGTACGCTATCCCAGGCGACCATCCGTCGGAAAAGGCTGTTGAAGCTGTCGGGAAGATGTATGCCGGCCGATTTGGTGGGTTAGAGAATATTAAGCGCACCTTGCGAGATGACCCTGTAGGCTTTATGGCCGATCTGTCGTTTTTCTTAGGTACTGGTGGGGCTGTCGCTGCGAAAGTCGCGGGTGCTGGGAAAGTAGGTCGCGCAGCTGCCGCTGTAGGGCGTGTAGGCAAAGCTTTAGATCCTGTACGTATTGCAGGGACAGTAGTGTCTGCGCCGATTAAGCTCGCGGGCAAGATAGGTAAACAAGTCATCGGGAATATGGTAACCGGTGTTGGTGCTGAGACTATCAGCAAGGCATTCGACCGGCCGCCGGATTTCGTAAAAGGCCTGACAGGTAAAACTAATATGGAAGATGTGCTGCGTAACGCAAAAGGCGGCCTCAGCAGCATGAAGGATGACCGCGCAATTGCGTACACAGCACAGTTAGCTAAGGTAAAAGCTGCATCGAGAATAATTGACATGGGGTCGATAAAAACAGCTATGCGGAAGAACTTAACTAAGAATTACCAAGCAAAAATCGACGGTGCAGGCAACTTAGATTTAGCCAGCTCAGTATTCCCGGATGCAGTGCAGAGCGATGTGCAGAAAATATATAAACTGGTTAATGAATGGGATGCGACCCCCGGCAACACCGCACCTATCGGGCTGGATACATTAAAGCGAAGACTTGATGATTTCTTCGTACCTTCGAAAAATAGTCGTGCGTTTGTGACAGGCTTGCGTAACGAAGTAAAGAATAAACTTACTGCCAACGTAAAAAATTACGCTAAAATGACAAAGGATTACGCCGAGGCTTCGGATATCCTGAATCAAATAGAAAAGGGTCTCGCCCTCGGAGATCGTGGGTCTATGGACTCAGCTATCCGAAGGCTATCTGCCGTAATGAAAGAGAATAATGAATTCCGAAATAGCCTTTTAGGTAAGCTTGAAGTAGCTGCGGGAACTGATTTTCGCGCCCAGATTGCAGGGATTCAAATGCAGAAAATGTTGCCCCAAGGATTGATAGGCAGATTAGCTGATGTTGGCATAGCGACCAATATACTACAGAAAGGTATTATGGCTACCGATCCGGCATTATTCGCCGCGTTAATGGCAACCTCTCCCAGAGTTATGGCTACGTTTTTGAATGTCCTCGGTAAAGGCTATCGTGGTTCCCGCGCAGTATACCGGGGTGCTGCCGCGGTCACGCCAGGCAGCTTTCAACTAAGTCGAGCAGGTTTAAAAGCTGAGCAATCGCAACAGCTTGCAGAATTGGAATAGAAAAAAGGAAGAGGCGGCCACGGAAGCGGAACAACGTAAGAGAGGAGGTAACTCACGTCGCCGCTAGCCGGGCCGCCTATTTGGTAGGAATAAAAGCGGCACTAGACACTTTTTTGAAGTGTCTGCATATATATATTATACCTGATAGGCATCTACATGTCAAATGACCAGCAACACGAACTCTGGGAATTTATCGGCGCAGCTAAAACTCGTTTCGAATCTGGAGATAAAAAATTCGATGAACTAAAAACGATGCTATCAGATCTTATTGACGAAGTGCGCACATACAACCAAAAGGTAGACAACCATTTGTGGCTGCATGCGAGAATAAATAAAATAATCGTAACAGCTATATCGGCTTTGATAGCAGTATTTTGGCCTCAATGATAGATACACGACAACTTTTCAGAATACGACCAAATCACGCTTCCTGGCTTATCAGGAGCGGCGTCAAAATGTAAAAAACTATATGCGACGCCAAAACGCGTGATACCTGTGCGCATGGCGGCAGTCATTAATAGGTACCTGTCTCTATTGTTCGATATCTTTACATCCACAGCGAACCCGCTCATGTGCGCCGATGTTTTTGAGGCACCAGGTAACGTCGCGTTGTACAAAGCACAACGATACCCACTGTTAATGATCATAGGCCGACCGTATAGTGCCCTTACATCCTCTAAAATTTGCAGGAATGCGGAGTTAATACCTTCTTCGCCGCAACAGGAACAGTCAAGTTCATGGCTACGAAAATGTTTAGATTCCATAATGAACCCTTTCTTGGCCTCAGAGCCAATTAAAAAGCTCTGAGGCCAATTTAGATCAAACTAAGTTTCTTAGTGTACCTAAGGCGTTTTTAATTTCTTCTGGCTGTACATCTATTGTTTGGCTTGGTGATGCAAGCGGGCTAACTGCCTGAGTACCTACCGGCAAACCTGCTGGCGGTGCAAGCGGGCTAACTGCCTGAGTACCTACCGGCAAACCTGCTGGCGGTGCACCGCCGCGTTTATTTTTGAAAGAACCGTCTTTCTTTACCGCAGGGAAATTGCGCATGCCTGATATCCCGCAACTACCGTGCAGATTTGGGTCGTAGATCGTGCCATTAAGTTGCTGCGCTTTAGCCACAAATACGTCCCTGTACCTTTGCATAACCTCTTTATCGCAAGCAGCGATCAAATTCAGCAGGTCATAAACTTGGTTTGCTGTCATCATGGATTTCAGCAAATTATCGACCTGTGCTTGCCCAGAGGCAGGAGCAGGAGCAGGAGCAGGAGCAGGAGCAGGAGCAGGAGCAGGAGCAGGAGCAGGAGCAGGAGCAGGAGCAGGAGCAGGAGCAGGAGCAGGAGCAGGAGCAGGA